TGACTCGATGTATTTAAATATCATTGGCTATAAGTAGTATAATGTAAAGTCATCATTGCTGGATAGGCTGATCACCGAAAAGCAGCTTTCGCGGGCTGCCTGCCAGCACTTAACTCCCGCGATACACGACGCGAGGTGTTTTGAATGGTTAAAACTTGTAATACCTGTGGTCAGACTAAACCAGATACTGCATTTAAACTCGGACATCACAAATGTCAGTCATGCAGTCGCCCGATGAGTCAGGTGAAAGATTGCGCTTTGTATCTTGGTGTTCATATTGCGGAACGCGCTTTGTCTGGGTTCTTCGATAATATTATTAGAATGCCTGCGAACAATCCAGGATTTGATTTTATCTGCGGGCGAGGTTTCAAGATAGATGTTAAGAGCGCGTGTAGAACATTTCCAGGCGGAGATCGTACAGGGCGTTGGCAATTTTGTATAAACAAAAACAAAATTGCTGATTACTTCCTTTGTCTAGCATTCGACTCTCGCGAGTCTCTTGAGCCTCAACACGTTTGGTTAATACCGGGGGCGGACATCAACAAAGCGACATTGATAAGCGTAAACGATGACGACCACGGGACCGCTCGATATGCTAAATATGAGCGTTCGTTGGATAGAGTCGTTCTTTGTTGCGACAAAATAAAAGTGAGCGCGACTTGTGAGGGGCATGCTCTGAATTGAGGGCTCTCCCTCCCTCCTTCCCCGGCCATTGCAATTATTTCTAGATACTGGATTGATGATATGTGCAACCAAATAACACCCCTGGGGGGGTAAGCCAAAAACCAACATCGGCCAAGAGCGGCAATTCCCGTAAAGGCATCCCTCGCTACGTTCAACTTAAACAGCCCAAAGACATTATGGCCTATGTGCAGAAGCTCATTAACGAACTTCGAAAAGATAGCAGCGACACGGCCGAACTTGGAAAAGTCTCCCAGCTACTAAATACTTGGCTCATGGCTTACAAGGCCCACATGGATGCGAACGATTTCAAGAAGCTTCGCGAAGAGCTGGACGAGTTCAAAGAGAAGATGGCAGAACGATGAGCATCTATTCTCTGCAGAAAGCATTCAAGCAAATCAAACGAGCCTCTGCAACACCTCAAGTCATAGCAACTTTGCCTGATAGAAAGGTCGAGATAGAGCCATCGGAGCTATTATCATACTTCCTAGAGGCCATTCGGCAGGGCGACATCCCAAAGGAGCATAAACTTTACAACGTGTTTTGTCGGGCGGCAGAGGACAAAGACCAGGGCCAAATCTTCTCTTGCCTCCGGAAGCTTGCGCAGGGCATCGGGCCATCAATAGAGGAAGGCGATCTATTCCTCCCGAGAGGCAAACAGGCCCAGAGCATTCTGGAAAGCAACGACAGGCTCAATCTGTGGTACGGTTCCATCCGGTCCAGCAAGACTATCATGAGCCTGATCAAGTGGCTCGATAGATGCTGCAACGGCCCGCCCGGTAGAAGGATGATGGTGGGCAATACTTCTGAGACGCTGGAGCTGAACTGCATCGAGCCACTGAAAGACTTGCTGCCATCTGCCATCCGGCATACCACGGGCTGGAGGCATTGCTTCATCTTTGGCCGGAAGGTGGTCCTCCGGGGTGCAAATGACGTTGGCCAGGAGAAGAAATTCCGAGGCCCGACGCTCATAGACGCATACGGGGATGAAGTGACAACTTGGGCCAAATCCGTCTTCAAGATGCTACTCACCAGGCTTTCCCGGCCGGGCTCATGGTTCGGCGGCACCACCAATCCCGATCAGCCCTTGCATTGGCTGAATACTGATTACATCGAGCGGGTCAATGAGCTCCGGCTCAAGCTCTGGCATTTCGTGCTAGACGACAATCCGGGGCTACCCGAGGAATACAAAGCAGATCTCGTAAAGGAGAACCCCCCTGGCACGGTCTACTATCTCAGGTTCATCCTGGGACTGTGGGTAGCGGCGGAAGGACAGATCTACAAGACCTTTGACCGAGCAAAACATGTTATCTCGGACCTGCCTAAGACCTGGAGTCAGCTTATCGTTGGAGTTGATTATGGCTCGGAGAATCCTACCGTCTTCCTAATGCTTGGTATGGCGGCGGACGGCCCGCGTGTTGGAAAGTGGATTGTCTGGAAAGAATATTATTATTCTGAAAAGAAAAAGGTTGATACTGATTTCTCTGCCGACATGAAAGACTTTTTGAAGCGCGGCGACAAGGATCTTTGGTACCCCAACTCGATAGAAGTCGATCCTGCAGCGGCATCGTTCAAAAAACAACTGAGAAAAGACGGGTTCGCTTCAGTTAAGGATGCTGATAATTCCGTTCTTGATGGCATCCGCAATGTGGCCTCCGCCTTAACCGCCGGGAAACTGCTAATCCACGAATCCTGCAAGCATCTGATTTCCGAACTTCAGAACTATGTCTGGGACGAAAAAGCACGAGAACGTGGGCTCGAAGCGCCACTAAAGCAAAATGATCATGCTCCGGACGCCCTCCGGTACGCATGTAGGCGACTATTCTCAAAGGGAATACAATGATAACTCCTGACAATCTGCAATCACACTTCCAGCGCGGCAAGCCCTGGCCACCAGAAGAGGATATCGGTCCCGGCAAGCGCCTCACGATCTATGAAGAGAACCTGAAGCTCTGGCAGCGGAAGCATGATGAGGTCTACACAGTCCTGCGGAATCTGTACGCAGATCGGGAGAAGGATTTCAACAAAGTCATTTTCATCCTAAATTTTCACAAACAGCTCTCCACCCTGTGGGCGGATCTTCTCCTCACCGAGAAACCCACCATGAAGGCCGGGCAAGAGGCCAGGGATTCTACGGGGAACATCATAGTCCCTGCAGAGCAGACCTACCTGGACTCGCTTATCCCTCGTCTCTCTTTGTGGCTGAAGGCCTACGCCGCCAGGATCGACATGAGCCGGTATGGGGTTGGCGTGGCCAAGGTCTATGCCGAAGAAGGCCAGCCAGCCAAGCTGCAGATCGTGGCTCCTAAGAACTGGTGGCCGGTGGTAGGACCTGACGGCGAAGCTTTAGGGCATATCATAGCCTGGTCTCAGGACCAAAAAGTGCTCAACGTTGAGCTTCACAGTGCCGGATTCATCCAGAGCAGCAAATTCCTGATATCCAGCGAGGGCAAGATAAATTCAGATCCTTATGATGTTTCAGAAGTCCAAACCGGATATGACAAGCCTCTTGTCTTTCCGTTCTTGAATGCCATAACTTCAGATGATATTTTCGGGACCGATGACTACCAGGACATCGACCCGATAGTGAAGAGACTTGAAATCACGTTCACCCGCTCGGGCCGAACCCTGGACGCCCATAGCGAGCCCGCTTTTGCGGTGCCCGAGGATGCTCTTGGGCCGAAAGATCCCGTTACAGGCGAGCGCAAGTATAACGCCAAGAGGCGCGTCTTCCCGATGAGCGAAGATGACAAGATGGTGCCTCAGTACATCACCTGGGACGGGCAGCTTGTTTCATCTTTTACTCTGATTGATAAGGCATTTGACGCCCTATTCCTCGTATCCGAGACATGCAAAGCTATTTTCTTCCCGGAGTCACTGGGAACCGCCCCATCTGGTGCGGCCCTGAGACGTGCGTATCAGAGGCCCCTTAAGAAGAGCGAACGGTGCAAGCTACCATTCGATCCAGCGTTCAAGCAGATCCTCGAAGCGATTTCGGTATTGGATGTTAAGAATAAGGTACCTGGCGCGGTTCTGCTCAAGGATATCCAGATAAACTGGAAAGATGGCCTGCCAGACGATGAGCTGGAAGAGACTCAGATAGCAATGAACAAGCGCGCCGCGGGATGGTCGACGAAGGCCATCTTGGAAGAGGCGGGCTACTCCGAGGATGACGCGAACCAGATAGCGCAGGATGCCGCCGGGCAAGTCCTGTAAATTTTCTTTTCACAGTGCGCAGCGCCGACAGGCCCCGCACTTTCCTACCATGACAGAAACACCCCCCGCAACACCTCCAGCAGTGCCACCGGCCCCTGGGGAGGGCGGATCTGGTCCCTACAAGGTCTTTCAGACCGAGCAGCAGTACCAGGCCGCATTGAATCGCAAGCTGGCAAACTATGTCCCAAAGACAGAGCTAGATAGTGCTCTTCAGAGAGCCGCAGCACTGGAGAACTCCCTTGGAACTGTCCAACAGGAGATCCAGGGACTCAAGACCAAACTCTCAAGCTACGAGATCGGAGATCTCCGGCAGAAGATCGGAAAAGAAGCCGGTCTCCCCGCGGATTGGATCGAGGAACTGAAAGGCACCGATGAGGCGAGCCTGAAAGCGCATGCCGAAGCCTTGCGAAAGAAGCTGGGGATCAAGCACAACGCGGGCAATCCCGTGCCGCCACTGACGCCCGGAAAACCAGCGACTGAGAATGATGAGATGAACGCTGCCCTGCGCGCCCTTGCTGGCGTGGGCGAAACATCCGGAAGATCAAGTACGTGCCTGGCGTGATCCAAGAGGCCATCTCACAATCTATATGCATGCGCCTCATGAGAAAAGAACCGAACATGAGCACCAAGACCGAGAGCAGGCCCGTCATGTCCCTGTTCCCGGAAGCCTATTGGGTAGACACCGAGGCAGGAGATGGTACCAGCCCGGAAGCCGCGGGCGGACTCCTGGAGACCGCAACCCAACAGTGGACTAATGCCACCATCACGGCCGCAAAAATGGGTGTCGTGGTGCCGATCCCGAAGGACACCATCGCAGATCTTGCTGAAGGGTATGACCTTTGGGGAGAGATCAAGCCGAGGTTGGGCGAATCCATTGCTCGCAAGTTTGACCAGGCAGTCATCCACGGAACTGCAAAGCCCACTGCTTTTCCCAATGCCATCATGACGGATGTGGCCTCCAAGAGCCTCACGGTCACCCACAAGGCTACCGCGACCATGAAGGACTACTACGATGAGATTTTGGGAGAAAGCGGCCTCTTCAGCCTGGTAGAAGGCAAGCGGTACAATGTAGATGGCATCATTGCCGATCTTAGCATGAAGGCCGGAATGCGTGGTGTAAGATCCACCGACGGCATCCCGTTGTGGGCATCTCAAGCCGGCCAGGGCACACCAAGCTATTCTCTGGCCGGTGTGAACGTGGATTTCCCCGAGAACGACTGCCTCGATCCCGCCGTAGCTCTCATGATCGCCGGAAACTGGAAGAAAGCCTTCTACGCTTGGAGGCAGGATATCCAGCTCAGCATGTCCGATACCGCGATGGTCACGGATGCCTCTGGCGCGGTGAAGCTCAATGCCTTCCAGCAGGATGTTGTTCTCCTGAAGGCCACATGTCGTCTCGGGTGGTGCTGCCCGATACCCGTGGACATCAAGGGCACGGCAAATAGGTATCCCTTCGCAGCTCTCCTTCCGGAGGCTTAGGATGAGGAAATATCTCATCCTTTTTGCAATCTGCCTATTGCTGGCGGTCACGGCAAGTGCTGATTGGTACCCCAAGAAGATTGATCAGGGAACACTCCTGCAGACGGACACCGGGGCGAACAATATCGAAGGCCTGATTTCCATCCAGACCATCCCCGCAGCCGAAACCAGCGACGATGACCAATTGGTAAACGGTGCCTCTCTCAATTCGTCTACTGCGTTGGCTCTAGATCCGACTAGGTCTCAATTCCTCGACCAGCCGGACGTTCCCCGCTGCCTGCTAGTGACACCTTCAGGGGCCGTCACCAGCAACATAAAGTTAGTGGGTACTGATATAGGCGGCAACGCTATCACAGAATGGGCGAACTTTTCCGCAAGCGCAACTCCTGTGACAACCGCCAAGGCGTTTGCCTCGGTGGCGACTATCAATGCAACGACCACCGGAAGCACCTTCACCGTGAAGATCGGAACCGCCGACAAGCTCGGTCTAAACACCAAGCTGGCCACCAACACAGTACTGCTGGCGGCACTCGACAATACTAAGGAGGGCACGGCACCGGCGGTCACCGTATCATCTACCGTGCTGGCTCAGAACACCATCGATACCAGCGGAGCGCCTGCTGGAAAGGTCACGAAAGTATGGTTTGTAGTATAGGAGGTTCCAATGTCCGTCTTCGGGGAAACAGATGCACCAGCATCAACTACTGAGCTGGAGACCACCGAGGCACGCAGCATGATATCGTTGCTCAAGGCGCTCAAGAACCAGAATATCAGCGGGGATGCCGTGATGCAGTCCAAGGTCGATGATATGACAGCACTCCTAGAAATAATTGCCGAGGAACTAGATACGGCCTGAGGTATAGATGGCGACCGGATCTTATCATTGCCCTGTGTGCGGAATTGGTTTTGAGGCAAG